CCCACGACTCGCGCTCTGAGTGGCCTGAGTAAACGTTCACAGACTTGTCAAATGCGAAGTGGCCAGCCTTAGCCTCATATTTTCCAACAAACCAGGGTGAGCGCTCAATACGGTTCTTGAAGCCCTTGAAGAAAACGTTGTTGGCTTGCTGCGCATTGATAGCGATGTTGAGGATATCGATAGCGTCACCAGGTGGCTTGCCATAATATTTTGCCGGGTCTTTGAGGCAGAGCAAAAGATACACAATATATGCACAAGCAATAGTAGACGTGTAGTCCTTGCCACTACCCTTTCCTAGCTGGAAGATAACCTCATTACAGGTCTGGGACCAACGCTTCTCGCCCTCTTCAAACCCAAAGAGGTTGTGCAATGTGGCACGCTTGTAAATCTGAGTAGAAGCCTTGATAAGTGTGTACTGGTAGCTTGAAAGCGGCGGAAGACCGAGGAATTCTTCTCTCTGTACGAACTCCTCAATTGGAACTGGGCGCTCTTCAAACTCCTCACCATCGAGGATGTTGATAAGTTCTGAGAAATCAAATGAAGACATGACGAAAACCCCTCCCCATAAGGAGAGAGGTCTTAACTCACCTCCCCAGTGATAATAACTGGTTCGGCTTTTCCGGTCACTCTTGCTAGCCTTCTTGCAACCTCAATCTTGCAATGGTCGCAATCGCTGGTAACGTCTCTTAGAATTGAGATAAGGATTTGCTGCTTCTCTTCCATTTCTGCAAGCTCGTCACCCAAAGAGGCATCGTCATAGAGCCCGGCCTTTTGAAGCATGTCAATCTTCTTTGCTTCAATGTCAGCGATGTTCTTCAGGATGGAATTCTTGGCCTTGAAATCACCGGCCAAATCGGACTGCTCAACAGTCTCCCACAGTCTTTCAACAATCATGGAATAATGCTGAATGCCAGACTGCAATGCTTCTGAAGCCTGTTCCTTGATGTCATCATTTGTCTTGGCAATATCGCGCCACTCTTCAATAAGCTCGATTGCCTGGGCACGCTTGATTCCCAACTGCTTAGCAATCGCCGTTGGATTCGTTGTGCCCTTGATATACATCTGGGCTACTGTGTTAATTTGCTCGTACCTGTCGAGCAGTTCGATTTCTTTAGCCATAATTTACTCGTCAATCCATTCAACGATGGTCTTGCCACCGTGTCCATGGATATACTCTACATCCTGAATACTGTCATAAAATGCACCGCTACTCACAGAAGTGAGCCACATCATTACACAGCGGCCGTTGTCAAACTCGATACCCTGTGCAACATTTCCGGTGCCAGAGACACCGGACTCGTCTTCATTTCTAACTAGATTGAACCTTCGCAACTGTTCGCTTCCTTCTGGGACGCCGTGGCTTCACGACTTCCTTAATTTCACTCAGTCTGAATGACCGGAACGCGGCATTCTCTTCCAAGACATCAACCCATTCGGCACCAGTCTTTGAATTCCGAGCGATACAGCGAAACATAAAAACGCCTCGCTTATGTTTGATACGAATCTTTGTACCTGGAATGATAACATCATTGCCGAAATTGTAACTGAATTCCGCATCAATGTCACCATGCTTCTCATATGCCGAATCCCACCAAGAATCAGGGTTGGCAGACTTTCTCACCTTAGGAGGCATTAGACAGCGAGGCCCTTTCCGGACGTTGGAGCCCAAACTCCACCAGGAGAATCAATTGCCCGGACGAGTCGATTGCCGCAGCTCTCGCACCACTGAGAATCGCGTCCTTCAATAGGCGCAATCTTCTCAATGTCCTTATCCTCAACCTGACAATAGTAAGTATATAGTGGCATTATTACCTTTCTTAATCATTGTACCTTGCATTCAGTTTTCAGTCAACTGAAACAAGACTCTCAAGGACACGTCGCCTTACACTGCAACGGAATTCAGACAATGAACCATCATTATGAATATAGCCGTCAAAATCATATCCATCAAGCGAAGTCTCTGACGAATGAAGATTAGCTGGCTCAACCCCATTACGAAGGATACGGTACACCTTCCCACCCTTAGAGCGGATGGCATCAATCTCATTAGGATAGCGTACATCAGAGATGGCGTAATTGCCAGGACCAAGATTGTTAAGGGTTGCATCGACCCAGATATTCTGACTAATCATATTGCGACCGCATTCTGTTCCGACAACCTGAAGATTGTGGCGAATTTCAGTTGCCCAAGCAGTCTCCTTATAGCCGTCCCACCCATACTTGTCAATTACCTCGCGAAGACGTGCATATGAACCATCAGAAACAATGATAGGATTAATCTCATAGACAAACTCACGCAACTTGTCCGCAAAAGAAATACGGCGGAAATTTAGACTCGAAAGAGAGTCGGCAGCAGTATCCTTACCACTACGCGCATATCCCGAGAACCCTACAAGTGTCACGTTCACGTGAACCTCAAAACATTGAATGCCTCACGAAGGAACAAGACGTCATTCAGAGAAGAGTGGTCAGGCTTCGTAAAAGAAAACCCACGCTCAGTCAACATCATATAGATTTCAAACATGCTGGGAACAAAACCCAGGTCCAACTTGCCAGCACAGTAGGACTGAATATCCCATGTACGGTAGTGTCCAGTCCATAGGCCATTTGCTTCTAGGAAGCTCTGGTCAAACTTAGGGTTTCCTGCGACCATGGTATTTCCATTCAAAACCCTGCGAAATTCTTCAATCTGCTCCTGAGTTGCAACAGGCTCATCATAAACCTTGCGCTCTGAAAACTTCGTAAGTTCATCAATAAATGCAGGAACCTTCTTAACACCGAAAAACAGAGTCACCGGCTCTTCATTACCAACTGCATATGTTACTTCTACAAGTTGGTCCTTCTGTGCATCGAGACCTGTAGTCTCACAGTCAGCAAATACAAGTAGTTTATTCATTACCAATCCTTAATACTATTTGATTCATCATTGAATGGGTGGGTAAATGTTTCCTGCATAGGCTGCCCGCCCCACTTGCGCACATAATAGGCGCGGTTCTCCTCAAACATGGCAGACGTTACAACAGGACCATCCATGTTCTGTGTCACAGAACCCTTATGAAGCATACCAGCTCTCAGGTTCCTTGCATAGGACCCACCACCGACCTTGACACGACGTGCCATGTCGTTGTCCTCAAAATATGCCGGACTGAAATTCTCATCGAACCATCCGAACCTATCAGTGAAATCCTTCGGCTTCACAGCAAAGCAACTGAAGTCGGGATGCTCATCGAAATCAAATACAGTATCAGGTAGTCCGCCATCGCGGATGTTCACAGCACTGACGACATCTGCAACATGCATCGACTGAGCAAGCATTGTCAGCATACCCGGCTGGAAAACAACGTCATCGTTTGAAATCACAGCAACATCAGCATCAATAGCCTTTCTCAGACCATAGTTCCATCCTGCTGATACTCCAATGTTGTCTGTCCAATTAGGGACTACTACTAGTTTTACTTCTCTGTCAATGCTAGCAGCAAGTTCAGCAAACCCGGCGAAATTCTTCAACACCGGAACAATTAGTGCAATCACAGTTCGTATTTTCTCCAATATTCTCTATTGTTCTTAATCTCTTCAGGCCAAGTATCATCAACTTCAAGCCTTTCGTACTTGTGGCCATCGCCTAGAATATCCTCGCCAGCAAGCATTCTCTGCTTGATTTTTGCCGGGTCATTCCTTTCAGGAACATCAAGCTCCCAGTGAGAAAAAGAACTCAGCTTATGGGAAATATGATTCTCGTCTCCTAGAGAGGAGAAATGCCATCCGGCATCAAAGATGTATTCATCAGTTGGCGCGAATCTTGCCTCCTGTGGTGATGTAATGGCACTGAATCTTGCAACCTTAGTCGTAAACCCGCCCAATCTCATATTGATTGAATACGAGAAGTTAACTAGGTCAAGATTAGCTATTCTGTTGATACTAATATTCTGAATCGTACTTCTACGAGGAATTTCGTCTACGTCAGATAGGATAATGATATCATCGGGCTCACAGTCTCCCAATCCGCGCATAACCTGGTTCCTCTGCCAGTACTCTCTTTCCCACGGCTCATGGTGTTCATCGACACCATAGTCATTTGTGTCTACAAGCTTGACATGAATAATCTTGTCAAGATACTTTGAGTAGCGTTCCCTGTTCTCATCAAAATAATATGGCTTGGGCTGTCCCCGAAAAGTCTTATCAGACTCAACGAGGACAAATCTGTCAACCACATCATACAATTCCTCAAGCCTGACCTTCAGCACATCAAGTTCATTGAAGAAGATGAAGCAGTCAACAATCATACCCAGTCAACAGCCTTAAGTGCCTTGACTACTTTGGCTACACCAGCATCACGCTTTCCCACAATACCGACAAAGTAAAGGTCAAGGTTTACCCTATTGTCATAGAATCCCTTGGAACCGAACCCGGCCAAACTCTCATCATCGAAATCTGCTTCACCAAGATTTCTATAGTATTCCCAACCAAGACCAACTGTCAAGGGTGAGCTACCAACGTCAGAACGTGCTGTGCCGTGCTCTGGGCGTCCGTCAGCAGCACATGTAAATGCTACAAGCCCGCCTTGTCGTGTCATCCTTACCATATTGAGGAAAGTCTCCCGCCAATAAGGATTGTGTTCAAAACACTCAGCGGACACAGAGACATCGAATGAATCATCAGGGAAAGTCAAATCCTGGCCCTGAGCAACAATATCTACCGCCGGTCCTGCTGCAACATCAACGCCGGTATAAGAACAATTGTCAAAGAAATCTCTGACAGTTCCATTGATGTCAAGAGAGCCAATCTCCAATACTCTCTGGTTGGAGAAAAACTCCGGGTACTGCTCTCGAACCTTCTCAAAGAAGACTCTTTGTGCTCCATGAGCCATGCTATCTCTTCTTTACTATGTTATGTTTTTCAAGGTATCTACGGATTGTCATTTCCGTAACCCCGCACTCTTCTGCAATCTCTGCGATTGACTTATTTTCTACCATTGCCCTGCGGTAGAGCCATGCCCTTGAGGTGTATAGTTTAGCCATCCTCTCTCCTTCTTCAATGGATTGATTTGAAAGATTGGCAAGCCTTGGTCATTGGCATACTCAACACAATTACCTGTCCCACTTCTAGAGCCATCCCAAACAGCAATCATAACATCAACCCTGTCAACAATATATTCATTTCTCTTAGTGTAGAGATGTGGTCCAGTATATTCATGAAGAGGGCTGACGTTGAATACTTCATGGGCGTGCTTCAGTGCCTTTTCATAATCAATTCTATCATCAATCCTTGGTCGATGCCCCGCCCATGGACGAACGCAAACGTATGGAATTCTTGCATAGAATGCCTCACGTGCAGCCCACAGGTCAACTCCAGAAGCCATGCCCTGATAAATCATACTGGCGTTGGTAACTCTGTACGCATCAACAAGCTCATCAATTACCCAGTCCCTGAAGAAAATCTTCTCTGGTCTGTGACCGGTGATTCCAACCAACATGCTAACCTCCTAGCTTGGGCCGAAGCCCAACACCTACACAGTACCACGAGTAGTCAGGCTGTGATAGGCGAAATAAGCAATTCCAGCAGAATCACCTACATCATTGTCCTCAAGTTGCATATGCGGCCATTTCTTATTGAAATAATCCATTGTCTTCTGCTTTCTCAAAGACCTAATATGTGAAGAATACCATGATGCAGACTTCCCCGGAAACTCTTTCTTGATTGCGTTCTTCTCTGCCAACTTGAAGTTAGGATTGCCAATGTAACTCTGCCATGACAGCGGCTGAACTGTTACCACCTTGACATTCTTTCTCATCAACTCTGCAATACAAGCACCATAGACCATAGCCAGTTTGATTGTCACATCTGGATTCTTGGTCTTTGCAAGGATTGCTCCCTCAAATGCAATGTAATCTACTTCGAAGTCGTCTTTAATAGCCCGCAATTTATCAGACGCATCAGACAGCCTTTCGAACACATCAGCGCCTTCAAAGTTAATCTTTCCCCACTGAATGGGCCTTCTATTATGAAAGATTGTAAAGGCAAGCGAATGTGTTGAGCAATCAATGCCCATTACCTTGCTGGCCTTTGTCTTTCCAAGTGTTGCGATTGTCATAGTCCTACCAGTTCAAACAACTGCTTGCGACGCTCTGTTTCAGATGTCGAAGCACACTTCTGACATTCGCTCGAATCGTTGTATCTCGAAAGGCGAGTATCGCAGTCAGAAGTTTTGCATACGCGAATATGGCCCTGCCTACGTGCCTTCCTCTCATAATACTGCTCCATGAGCCGGGCATTTGTGGCACGACGGCAGCAATCATCAGAGCAATAACGCTGATTATGCGTCTTGGACTCAAACTCTTGTCCACATTCAACGTATGCACAATTTCTCAAAGTTTCGGTACCGCCATTACTGGGATATCAACGACACCTTGTGGAGAATCATCACTCCAGCACCATTCATAGAATGGGCAAGCCTTGCAAATCTTACTTCGTCTTGTCAATGGCCTATTTGGTGGTGTTCCATCCTTGTATGCTGCATATGTCTCACGCATCCATTCAAATGCTTCATCAATAATCTTTGCATTCGTTTCATTCATCTCTACTGGAATAATGAGGAATTCCTGAGAATTCTTGTTCTCATACAGCAAGAACCCGAGATTACGATTCCTCACCTTCATATACGTAAGGATTTGGAACAGGTGGTTGGGACTTGGCTTCATCGTTGCCTGTCGGACAAAGAAAGCCTCTTGGCGTGTTGTCTTGACTTCACCAATAACCTCTTGACCCTTCCACATAATCTCAACATCAGCAAAGCCACGAATCGGCGGGTCTTCGTTAAGAATCTCAATCTCGTTACCCAAGCGAATGCCTGAAATATCGAACAGATTCTCAATACGCTCATGCGCCTGTGTTCCGTTAGCCATATTGGCAACACCTAGTGCATCAACGGTATCAATGAACATCCCACCAGTAAACGCCAAAAACCAATACCTCGGACATGTACCGTGACCATATCCAATTGTACTGGGCGAAAAAGTCTTCTTCTGTGTATGCTTGTCGGGTCGTCGTTGCTTTAGGTAAGCAGCCTCTAGCATTTCCGCCAACTCATTAGCGTCAAATCCATTAGGCTGCTTACGGAACTTAAGACCCTGCACAATATCTCTTGTAGCCAAATCAAATCCCTTATTATTGTTTGTTTAAACCCATTATATCACTGAGGATGATGTTTGGCTACTCAGACTCTAGCAGCATACTTCAGTGCTGAAACAAGGGAGTCCAGAGCCTCTTTTACGCTGTAATACACATTCTTCTTATGGTTGTTGTCAGTACCCGCACGGTCTTTCTTGATAGTCGCATACTCAACAGCCTTCACAGCGAACTTGAAAGAGATTGCCTGAAGCTCAACAATCAGACGCGGTGCCTTTGCCGCAGCAATATCAGGCTGTGCCAGACATCTCACAGCAAGCTCAAGAGCGCGGTCCAATTGAGGGTCATTCATAAACTCGGTAAGGTCATTGAACTCAGTAAGGCTTGATACTGTCTCTAGTGGATTCTCATCCAATGTTGCCAAACCTCCTACCCTGCTGAATATGACGGATAGCCATATCATCAGACACAATTACTCCAGTTGCCATCGGGCTGTACTTGCGTTCAAAGATTTCCTTATCGCAAGGATAGAAATTTCCTTCACTGTCCTCAACGATGTAATCACCGGCCTTTACTCCTGCCCACTGATGGCTTGGTGCTACCCAAACCAGCGCAACAATACCCGCCGGAATATCTACCCACTGTGAATCTGCCGAGATGAAATTACTCCGTTCAGCATTGACGTCAATGAGGTGACTGCCAACAACAGACTCTATTTCATCCCAATTACTACCATCGAATTGCCACGCATTAAGCGTGACAGGATTAGCCCTGTATCTCAAATCTCCATACCCTTAATAATCTCGTAACCTCTCTTCATTCGTGCCTTCATGACATACTTGAAAAACAGGGAGCGATTGTCTTCACTCTCGCGCTCTCTCTGCATCCAATAACCATGGTGCTTGATAACGAATGTTGCCGCATCTAGCCGAGTGGCAAAGCCGTCAAGTTGTCGTGTCTTGAACCACTCACTGTCTTCAGCAATCGACAGACCAGCCCAACTGACCCTTGTTCTGATTCTATGCTCCATCACCTTGCCAATCTTTATATCATCAAGGTAGATGTCATACCATTTGTATTCAGGGTGACATTTTCTGAAGTAAATCTGACCACCCGGCCCAATTCCATCTTCACCGAGCACAAAGTACTTACTCATTCATACTTCTCCCGCCAAGCCTCTAGCATTTCGTGGAACATGCTGTCACCAATAACCCATAGTCGGGTCTTGTTCACATCACCCATAATCAACTTAAGCGCCGGAATACGTCTTCCGTTGTGTACCGCATCTGTAGAAATCTTGGCCCAGAACTCACGATTGATACTGAATGATTTTGAATACTCTTTGTAATCAACCAGAAAAGGGCCAAGGATAGCATCACCCTTGGCCACTCCACTTGAACGGCCAGAATTCTTTACAGCAGTAGCGCCATCACGCTTGATTTCATCTGCTTCACTCAAAGAATAAAGTCCTCAACAAAACTAATGTGCCCTTCGGAGCACTTCCATTTAAGAATCTTCTCAACTGAGAAATATTCCGCTATATCGCACTGCTCAAAACAAGTCTGACACCCGAAGGCACCATCAATTTCAAAGCCCTTCGGCTTCTCACTCTCCTGAGTCTGCGCTACAAATTCACTGAATTTCATCTTCTGGTAGCTCACCCGTAAGGATGAGATTCACCTTCTCTGTCAATGTCTTCAAAAGAGCCGGGTCTTCCCTCATGGCACTGATGACCTTCGGACGGCCCTGATACTGCTTCTCTTCAACAGTGTACCATGACCCCTTCTTACTCACAATGCCAAAAGCCTCGGCTGTGTCAAGAATTTCGCCCTCAGCGTCAATACCAACAAAACTACCATCGTAGTAAAGGTCATACTTGCCCTTCCGGGACTGCGGACCCAACTTGTTCTTCTCTACGTAGTAGTCAACCTTGCGGCCAATTGGAGCCTCTATAATAAGGTCACCCACATACGAGTTGCCCATGATTTGCTGACCCTCTGTGTTTGAACTGGTCAACTTGATAATCTGGGATGAGGCAAACGGTACCTTCTGTCCACCATGAGGAACCTGCTTGACGTATGTCGCTTCAATCTTTGTTGTTGTCTGACTGATAAGCACAACCGCCGTTGATTCATTTTCATAGTGGATGGCATTTACCATCATCGTACAAGACTTTGCGTGGGCACCCAACTGCTTCATCTTCTCGAATCCTACAGCGTCACCGTCCTTGTCTACAAATACTTCAGGCAGAGCGTCGCTGATTGAATCGATGACAATCATATCAATACCCGCCCGAATCAGAGGCATGATTTCGTCAGTAATTCCACCAAAAGACTTCTTCTGAATCAGAATAAGCTCATCATTATCAACTCCTAGACGTGCGGCAAACGACTTCTCGTATGTGCCCTCAACGTCAACCCATGCACACACCTTGCCCATCTTCTGAAGCATTCCGATAGTCTGCATAAACAGAACAGACTTTCCGCTACTGGTGTTTCCATAACACAGGGTAATTCTTCCACCGCCAATTCCACCACCGAGAGCATTAGTCAATCCGGTGCTCGCCAGCGGGAATTTCACAAGCTGAGTGTCCTGAGCTGTCTTAAGTCTCTTAGCTGTCTTTGGGTCCAACTTAGCCATAAAATCTTCAAGCACTTATCTCTTGTCCCTCTTATCTTCATTATTTCGACTGTACCAGTCAATTTCAAGTTGCTTTGCTAGCGCTCTTATTTGTTTATCGCGGCTAGCGCATAGTCGCTTAATAATACGCAGAAGTTCCTCAGAGTCATCAGACCTGAAAACAAGAATGTTGTCATCGCTGATTCCTCTGAGGAAGTATCCTGTTGTTACCATACTGCTAGTATATCATTTAACGGTCGTCGCCACTACCACCGAGAACGCCGCGCTCAACACGTGAACTCAACTTCTCAAGGTTCTTATCCGCAATATCGCCAAGATTGAATCCTAGCTCATCAGCGAGCCTGGCAACATACCACAGGACATCACCAATCTCCTTTGAGATGGCCTCTCTTGTGGTGTCTGTAATGCTGCCGCCGAAATCTCGGATAATCTTCTTCACCTTGTTGGGAATTTCTCCTGCTTCTCCCGCAAGTCCGAGCGTGGTGTAAACAATAGCATCAAGACTACCCTCACCTGCGCCTGGATAAACAGCAGTCTCAAGAGTCTCATCCTGATACTGCTGAAGTGTCATAGTGTTATCACTCATCCGGAATACCGTCCACCATTCTGAATACCAGTGTTGCGCCATCATCTTCAAGGTCAATTGATAGTACCCTGTCCTGAGACTGGTTCCTAAAGGCATCATATGACACCTTGATTTCTCCACCGGCCTCTTCAACAATCGCCGCCAAAAACGGACCAAGGTCGATGTGTGTTGGTTCCTGCATTTTCCTCCTTAAGAAAAGCTTGCGGCCTCCGAAGAGGCACGCATATTAGCGCGGAATTACTTCCTTGAGAAACATCGTCCCGTCTTCCGTTTCACCGAACTGAGCCTCAATAGTGAAACCTTCCTTACAGTATCCGTAAGCCTTATGGAACATCTGTGGGAAGACAAGGACCGGAATCATTTCCTTGTTACTATCACATACTACCAGATGTGCCATGTTCTTTCCAGCCTTAGTTACACGGCTCTGGAAAGAGATGACACGGTAGAAACCTTCGGTCAAATCACCGAATTTCTTGGTGAATAGGAATCTGACGAAACTATTCGTTGAACCTCTCTCAAGTTCATCAATCATAACATATCGTGCAATGCGATTGTCGGCTACAAGCATCGCATACATGTTGCCCGGTTCAATTGGTGTATTCTCGCTATGGAAAATACCCGCCGTTCCCGTCTCGTCCACAACTTCTACGCGAGCCCAACCAGGACCGCGCTTGATTTCCTTGACCATTCCCATGACAGCGAAACAACCCTTCTCCTCAAAATCCTCAAGCGGTCGAAACTGCTCATGGACACCCGGAGGCAGATTCATTTGCTGGAACGCTGGAATATTAAGGTACTCATAGAAGTTGTTGCGCTCATCTCCGCGCCTTGGGTTGTCGTCAAACGCGGCGGCGCCAACAGCATTCAGGGCACTGAGAACACGTACAGAAAGACCGTTCTTCTTTTCCGCCACCTTGTCACGAAGTGCAGCATAATCAGCAAACGGCCTTGCCTCAATCAACTTACCACCAAGGTTATCAGAGATAAATTTGATATTCGACAATCCGAAACGAATACCATCATCCTCAATGGTAAAGTCAAGACCAGAGTAATTAACGTGAG